AATCTGATCATTACTGTCATAAGATAGATTGATAGCACCAACACTAGTTGGCCATGCACCAATCAACTTATAAACTCTAAGAATTTTATTAGGATCTTCCTTTTGACCAGTTGCAACTGCTCTAACACCATCAGAGGAAATGTTTTTGTCCAACTGTTTAATAGTGATGTCCTTAAAGTATCCCCCAAAGTCACCACTGGTGCCAAAATCAAAGGTTCCAAGATTCTCATCGGTTTTATTACCGACATTAATCCACTGCTCAAATGCTGCCCTTAAGTCAAAATCAGATGTATTGTAGAAAGTTGCAGTCCATGCTTCAAAGGTTCTATCTCCAGGAACTTTCAAAAAACGTCCTCTAAATGGAACTTCAATAAGTCCCTGGTTTGCAGATGGAATCTGTGCAGATCTGCAAAGAAATTTAGTATTCTTTACCAGGTCTTGCACACCTGTGCCTCTACCAAGATTGAAATTTATATCTGGAAATGGAATTTCAATTTGGTATAGATTAGGGCGAACGCCGCCCTTTAATCTAGATTTGAAATCGATAATGTTTGCCATTGTTGTTATCTCCCGTTTAAATATTTATTGTAAAAAATTATCTACCAGTTACTTCACTAAACGAGATTCCAGTTCTCGTAGCAGTAAAAGTCAATGTAATAAAATTGATCGACCTTGCAGGTTGGATGTAAATTTCAGCAACAAATTCATTGTTGTCAATAACTGCTGGAGTGTTATTTGTTTCATCACAAATAACAACAAAATCAGTTACACCTCTTCTTGCTTGAACGTCACGAAGGAAAGGTTCAACAATAGACCTAAAGATATTTCTTGTAGTTTCATCGTTGATTTCAAATAATTGTGCTCGTGCTGCCTGTTCAATAGCTTTTTCTACAACGAGGAAAAGTTTACGAACATTAATTCTATCGAACGCAGATGGCGTAGATAGTGCAGTTTTGTCTCCAAATAATACAGCACCTTGACCAGGGAATGTTGAAATAGGATTAATTCTATTTGCATAGAGTTCATCTCTATCTGCTTTTGTTGGATTCCAAGCAAGTTTTGCAAGATTACGAATACCACCTCTGGAGAAACCAGCAGGGGAGAACCATGGTTCATTCCTAATGGAAGTATCAGCAATCAATCCTGCAATGTCGGTATTGCAAGGTATGTAACGATAGACATCGTTCCAACGATCATAGACATACTTGTAATTAGAATCAAATACACAATAAGAATTGCTTCCAATAGCACTATAGAAATTTTTAATATTATCTGTAATGGTAGTATTTGTTTTTGAGACTCCTGAAGTAGAAAGAATATTTTCTTTGTGTGGAGAAATTACAGCAATACAATCTTTTCTAGATTTTGCAACACTTGCAATGTAACTTGCTTTTTGTGAAGTTTTAATTTCTGTATCGAGTCCAGGACCCATTATTAAGTAATCGACTGATACGACTTCTTTATCTGCAAATACAGCATAACCAGACTCCATGATAGATGCGTCTATTGATTCAGCATAATCTTCTCCGGAAGTTAGTGAATAATCTTTTGATCCGCAAGGTTCAAAAGCTGAAGTTCTTAACGCAGTATCATATCCATTATAAAGAGTATCGCCAACATATACATATGCACTTGATCCTGAAACAATGTTCTTGTAATAGTTTAAACCACCTTGTGGACCTCTAGCATCTCTTGCCTTTGAAGCATACGTATAAGTTTCTACAACAGTGTTTTTTGCACCAGTAAGTCCACCATCTTCATCAACGATTGCAATGTGAATTGCATCATATGCATTTGCACCAGCACTGGAGAATGCTTCACCATCTGCTGTTGACTCAGGTCTAGCAGCGATAGAATTCCACTTAATACCAGATCCTTCGTACAATTCTTTAGAAGCATACCAAGAAGCACCAGTATCAACTGCAGCAGTTCCTGCTTTTAAGCTATATGCAACAGAGTCTACAACAACTTGCGATCCGGATGCGAACTTATCACTTGCTGATGGAGAAGGAAGATATGCATCAGCACCATCTAAAAGTACAACATGTAAAATCGTAAATCCATCGGTTCCAAGAGTGGAATCAATGACTTTACCTTTTACTGAACCTTGAGTAATATTAGTTCCAACAGCAACTGTAGGGAGAGTTGAGGTGAAATATAGAGATTGCTGAGGACCATGATCAACAGCACAAACTCTTAAATTATTACCCCATATACCAGGAGATCTAGAAGCAAAGAAGAACCCGGAAGTATTACCAATTGAATATGCAGCATCATATGCAGCATCATTTTCAATAACAGTTCCTGCTGATTTCATTACTGCAGTACCTGTAGCAGTAGTTCCTGGAGCAGGAAGAGTTGCAGTCAGAGTTCCAGAAGAACTGTAGTCTCCAAATTCAGTAACAGTAAGTCCACTAACAATTCCACCAGTACCTATGGTTGCAGTTGCAGCAAATGGAACATTCTCAGTTCCTCCAGAAATATCTACATCAACATTGTAAGTAGTTCCAGCATTGTAGTTGGTTCCTTCATTACCAACGGTTACAACAACACCTTCAGGGGCATCGATTGCCACTGTGTATGCACCGGTATATCCAGTTCCACCAGCAGTAATTTCGATTCCAGTTATTTGACCATTGGTAACAACTGCAACTGCTGTAGCATCATCATTTCCGCCGCCACCAGTAATTGAAACCGCTGGAAGATTTGCTCCATCTCTGTAACCAGAACCTGGAGTGTCAATAGCACTAATAGTTCCAAGAGTAATTGCACCGCCAGCGACTGAACCAGGTCCAGATCCAGGAATTGTTGTTAATACTGCTTGAGTGCCACGAGTAACGTTAAGAGTTGCTTGATTTCCTACAGGATCAATTGTAATTGTTGGTGGGGATGTATATCCAGAACCTGCCTCAGTAACTGTTAATTCAGATACTGCCCCGTTTGAAATCTGTGCAGAAACTTCTGCTTGAGTTCCACCTGCAAGATCAGGTGCAGAAACTGTAACGTCTGGTGAACCAACGTATATACCTCCAGCACCGTTAATGGTTACGGTATCTAAAGATTGCGCTAATCTTGCTACTGCATTTTTAAGAACGGATGCACTAGGTCTGGATACAGAAAGAAGTCCACCATATGAAAGATAGTTTGATGCCGATAAGAAGTACTCTGCATTTGATGCAGAAGGTTCTCCAAATACACTAACTAATTCTGCTTCATTCGCTATAGTTACTGCGACCCCAATAGGTCCTTGTGAAAACGGAGCAGAGAATCCTGCGATATTACCAGTAGTAATATCCGCCCTTCCCTTCGTCAGGTCTTTCTCCCTAACTACCACTCCTGGTGAGCGTAATGCAACCATTTTTATCTCCTAAAAAAGTGTCATATTTTCTAAATCTATTTATTATTTCGACACTCTTAAAAGGGGAAACCGTGCATGAACCACCTACCAGTCTGGATATTCCCATCTGTTAGTTCCTTTATTACGTTTTCTTTCTAAAACTCTTTTCTTTGTACAATCTTTACATTCGTATGAATATGAAGATGGAAATCCTTTTTTATTTTTTCTAATTAAATAAAAATCTACAAGAAGATCTTTAGTAATATTGCAAGTTCTACATCTCCTTTCATTAAAAAGTAAATGTTCTAATTGATATTGATCTTCTTGAAATTCATTCATCTATATTCCCACATAAAATTCATATCTCCATATTCACTTGGATATGAATCTGAATAAGAACCTGTACCATCTTGAGAAATATACCAAACACTTCCTTCATTATCAACCTCAACCGCATCATCTAATCCATTATTAATGAATCCAAAAGGTGCCATATCCTGGTCAATTTGATTTTTTTGCTCATCATATAATCTTTTACGAACATCATTGTCCGTCATTTCTTTAAAATAATCTTGTGCGACCAACCATGCAAAGATTACCAAACACATTGCAAGGTCGTCATTACATCCTTCTTCTGCCTCAAATGATTGTTTCTTTTGAATGAATGTGGTTAATTCAGAAATAATATCATAATCATTTATAAGAAGTTTGTCTGCTTCAATTAATTGCTTTAAATTAGAACAACCAATTTTCTTGACTGTTGTACTGGTTTTAACTCCAAGTTGAGTTTTGGTTCCAGAGAACCCTTGACCTACAATTTGACCCGCTCTACCTCTCATAGAACACATCAATAGATTTTCATTTTCTAAATCGTATTGAAGAATTGATGCTACTTGATCTCCAATATCATTAACTTCGCATAATATAAATGCTTTGTTGTAATTTAAAGATATTTGATTGATAATATTGGGGAACAACATTGGTTTAATTTCGTTGTTCTTATATGTGCCTACAACTTTATATGGGACTGTAGTAATATCATATAGTACAAATGCAGAATAGTCATTGTTAGTACCTCTAGATACATCAACAGTCATTAAATATTCATGATCTTTCACTGGATCTTCATAAATTTTTAATCCAGAACCCTGTTTAATTGGTTCTTCATATACCATTGATCTCAATTTAGTTGCCGAGATCAAGGTGTCAACAGATCCTAAAAATTCACATTCAAATTCTTGGGTAAACTGTCGCTCAGAAGTATTTGCAATAGTTTGTTGTTTCCAGGCATCATCTCTTCCCGGAACCTGAGACCAATGAACTTCTGTTGTTACATATTCGTTCCTGCCAAGTTCGGCATCATGCCACAACTTATAGAACATGTTCATCCCATTTGGGGTAGAAATTATGATGACTTTTGTGCTTTTACCAGAAGAAATAGTAGGATAAACAGAGGCAAAGAATTGCTCTGCAACATGGTTTGGAATGAACGCAAACTCATCGAGGAAGATGATATTAAACGACATGCCTCGGACAGCAGATGCAGATGTAGAAGATGCCAAAATCTTACTGCCATTTTCAAGCTCCATAGATCCTTTGTTCCATGCAATTATACCCTGCTGCAACCATGTTGGCAAGTTTTCATATGCAAGTTGTAACCTTCCTAACAGTTCTCTTGCAGTCGGTGCCTTATTTGCTAGAATACCAATATTTACGTTGTCATTGAACAACGCATAATGCATAAGATATGCCACAACAGTGGTAGATTTGCCCGTCTGTCTAGGTAACTTTGCAATATTAAATCTGTTTGCATGGAATCGACGTACCATGTCTTCTTGAAAATCATATAAACTAAATGGGACTAGACCTTCATCGAGAGATACGATTTTACAATAAGTTTTAGCAAAGTAAACTGGATCTTTTTTACATTTAAGATATTCTTCAATTTGCTTAGGTGTAAAATTAATTGGTACACCAACTTTTTTTAAATTGGGATTTCCTAAGTAAATCTGATGTTGATTTAATTTAGAATCAATAATATCATCATTATCATCAGGTTCAGGTGATGCTATTTTTGTTTTTGTTTTCTTTGCCATAGTTCACTCCCATCTCGGTGGCCAATCTGGACATTTCATTCCAGGTAAAAGTGTTTTCAGTGGCATAAAGCAACCACATAATCTACATTGTTTTAGTTGAGTTTTATAAAATTCACATGCTTCGCATATTGCAAGTTTTTCAGATTGAGTCATATATTAACAGTCCCACTTCCTCAATGATTTATTAATCCTGCTATCGGGATCATTTGCAGTTTTTTTACTTGTAAGTTTTTTCTTCATTCCACGCATCCGAGCACAGAAGCGTTTTCTTCTGGGACTGTCCTTCTTCTTCGTTGGTGCTTTCAAGTCGCTGCCAGGGTTCTCCCTCTCGTAGGATTTCCTGCCCTTCTCGTTGAGTCCACCTTCTTTGTTCTGTCCTGCTTTTTTCGTCCATGCTGCCTCATCTAATTGTATACAAAATTCTTTGAATGTTAACATTGTTAGTTATGCGAATATTCTATGTGGAGTTGATGGTGTAACTTCATAAGATTCCCAACCATCTGGAAGGTCTCCAAGATAATTAACATGCCATCCTGGTAATACTGTTGGTGCTACAATTTCATTACCTTCGTCATCCCATTCACCGCCTTCAGTGATTGTTCCCACAACATCAATAGCATGATTTGCTGTGTATGCATGTAGTTTTTCTTCTGTTTCACCAGTGGATTCTCCATTCTCATCATATATAGGAACATCAATAATAAATCCTGCAGCACGAGCAGCAGTTAACCATTCTGCTTCATCTGCAAATTTAAAAAATGGTCCTGGTGTTGGTGTAAATTCTTCTTCCATGGTTATATTGTGATAGATATAAGTTTATCGTTAGGTAGACGAGTCGGGTAGTACGCAAGACGGGAGATGTATCCGGTTAAAACATAAAAACCATTGCTGTTACCTATCATCAGTCGATCAATCCCTGTAGGTGTTACAGTTGTAGTGTTAAATTCTCCTCCAAGTACACCGTCAAGAACTTCTACTGTTGACCCTGGTTTGTATCCAAGAGCAGTCGTAAATCTTTTTGGTAACCCTGGTATATTGCTTAAAAGTACCATAAAACTTCCACCACTTCTTATATAATAATCACTTCCAAAAGCGGAGTCTGGATGAAGAGCGAATCTCTCATTGCTGCCATCGCTAAGCATATACGCAATACCATCGCCACCAATTACTGTACAATCGCAAAATAATGTCAGTTCGCTTTCGGTTTCACTATACCAACTCGTAAGATTACTGCCTTCAATCTTTGCGATGTCAGATGAGCGCGTTACGGCGCTGTCGGATGTGGGGATGTAGGAGGTGGCAAAGTCTCCAACCTCAATTTGAGCACCCCAAACATAGAATTCTTCAGTGGCAGTTACCATGTTCATATCAAAGAATCTGAAACCATTAGGTCGAACCCCTCCAGTCTTTACTATACGAGTCCATTCCCCAGTAATTTCGGATGCTTGTCCAGTGGTAGGCGCTGTATCGTTAATATCAATATTGATACTTGTTGTACCCCCGTTCACAGTTTTGGCATAGAAACTAATGGTGTATGTAGTATTATTATTTCCTCCGCTTGTTGAACCAACACGCCATATCTGAGCACCACCTGCAGGCACATCACGTCCTAACCGACGAACAGTTTCACTAATACCTCTTGGAGAAACGACAGTTTCAGTGCTGTTTAATATTGGTGTTCCTAAGGAACTTCCAGGAACTGTGTTTGAATTTATAACTGTATTTGTTCTAGACGCTTCAACCAATAATCCAAGACTCTCTCTCGTATCAAAGTCATGATCAAATCGTGGTGCTCCACTAATCGTTGAACCTGTTGGGATGTAGTCAGTGGCGGTTGTGCCTTCTTCTAGTTGAGCTCCCCATATCAAAATACCACTTGTCCCATCACCAGAGTAAGAACCAAAAGAATTAGAACTATCAGTGACTCCAAGTTGTATTCCATCTCCACTTAATATAGGCTCGTTTGCAGTCATACTGCATCGGAACCAACCATTGCCTACGTTAACAATGTTGGTGCTGATAATATTAGTGCCTCCGGTGCTAGTAACAGTTCCGTTACCTAAATCAAAGAATGCAATAGGAGCTGTAGCTCCTACTCCATGAATCCGAATAACACCATACCGTTTGGCACTACCTGAAAGTTCTTTGAAGTAAGTGCTTACTGTATAAGTACCTGAAGTAGTAAGAGTCTGTCTAATTGCATGGCTAGTGTTTCCATTAGATTCTACAAATCTATTCGCAGTCGTAGTTCCGTCTGGAGCTTCAGTATTGTTAATAGTGATAGTACCAGTCGAATCAGTCGTCCATTGTTGATCATACTTTTGACTGTATTTGATCAAATTAACAGGACTGATCTTAATAAACCCATCACTGTCAACATACGTTCCACTACTGGCACGACTGAAGGTAATTAACTTTTTAGTGCTTCTAGAATCTCTGAGTGATTTACTCTTTGCAAAATTTAAATCCAATGATGGTATTTTACCACCACCTTTGTCATACAATGGATTTGATTTTACTACATCAAATACAGAGTCAAATTGAGTTCCTAACTGCCTTCCTAGTGGAGATTTAATTGACATCTATTATCCTCTATTATGCAGATTCATGAACCACTGTAGAATTTTTGGTAATCGATCTTACCCAAACATAAGCAGGACTGGAGGTGTATGTAAGGTCTGTCAATAATTTTTTAAGTTCACCCTCATACCTACTGTAAACCATTCCAACATCTGTAATGTTTGGTGCTACATCTGCTGCTGTAATGATTATCATAAGGGGAGTAGCACTTTGATTTTGAAAAGTGATACTACTCACATTATCTCCAATTTTTGTCCAAGCGTCTTGGAATATACTTGTTTTAGTCATCTTGCTGATTTTATTATTATTTAGTTAATAATGAAAATATATTAATTATTTATTATCTAGGAGACCTTGCTTAATAAGTTTAGAAAGTTCTGCAGTTGACCCAACAAACAAAGCATTATTATTGGTGACTTTTTGTTTTGACTTTGGACCTTCTTCAAGATCTTGCATTTTTTGCTGAAGTGCTACTAGTTTCTCAGCAGCGTCTGAGACGCTCTTAACCAACTGTCCAGCAACTTCATACGCTCTGGGGTGGTCAGTGTTGTTTGCCACGTCTAGGATGCCTGAGAGCGCCTCCTGACCCTTCTCAATGACATCATATAGTTGTCCCCTGGTATAGTCATAATCTTTTTTGATATCCTTTTCAATATCAATAACTCTTTCAGTTCTTTTTTTAGGTTTAGATGTCTTTTCTGTAGGGACAATTTCTGTCTCCACATTAAGAGTTTCTTCTATACCATCATATTTTTCAATCATACATCCTCGGCAAAAGTTACAATTTCATTAAATCCAAAATCATCAGATCCAGTTAATGCATCATCGTCAAATGAATCTATAACACCATCTGGTGCTCCAGCATCAGGACCATTTGGATCACTTGTAGTATCAGTAAGTGCTTTTGGTGTTACACTATACTGACGATACCTACCTGGAGATTCCAGATTTGTACTTGTATATTCTTTAGTAATTGCCTTTCTAATAACCTCACTATCGGTCTTAGGACCATAGAAGTAAGATTTGGCAGTAAAAAATAATGTATAAACTATATATCTACGATCTTGAAAACTTCCATCCCAAGTATCATCATAAGATATACTATCTAAAACAATTGGTATATCTCTTTTTGTCTCTTGTATCTCAGGAATAAATTTGATAGTTACATTAAATGATGGTTGGAAGAATGGTAAAATTTGTTCTAAAATTCTCAACGCATCTGTTTGAGATTTTGCTATAATACCTGCTTCAAAGGTTAAATTGTAAGGAACTGGTACAAATTGAGTTTGAACTGAAGTACCATCACTCTGCTTAATTTCGGTTATCTGTTTACATGGTGTAAGTTTTCTTGAAGAATCATAGGAAATTCCTGTTAATTCAAAATACAATCTAGGAAGAGTTATTGCCTTCTTTTTAGTCTGATTGTTTTCCTCAAGACGTGTTAGAAATTTTTGCTTAGGCCCATATGCCAAAGGAACTTTTTGAACACTAACGACTGTCCCGTTTGAATCTTCGGTCGATAATTTTATATTATTAAAAAGTGTGCCAAAAGCAATAATTACTTTATCAGTTGATTTATTGTAAAACTGTGTTCCTAACATTAGATGCTACCTGTAAAATTACCATATTCTCCAAATGGATTAGTTTCTGTCCAATCAATAATATCGTCTCCACTATCTTCAATTTGTCTATTCTGATCGTAATTCGTATTGCCTATATCTAAAGTATCAAATGATTCTAAAGTATATGCAGCATTACTACTAGATCCAGTAATAGTTTCTCCAACAGCAAAATCTCCACTATTATTTATAGTTTCTAATTGATATGTAGTTGCATCCCAACTTGCAACCCTTCCGGTAGATCCGGAACTTGATCCAGTTACAAGTTCACCAACCTCATATGTGCCAGTACCATTCAACGCTGCAAGAACTAATGTAATTGATGGATCGAGTTCAAGTTCATTCTCGACAATTTCACCAACTGGGAGATTGAACGAATCACTACCCATTTCATACAATTCAGCAGTTAATTTGTAAAACTGAATTTTTCCAAATTGATAGAATGGATTTTCTTTATTTACGAATTTAATTTCATATAAATTTCCTGTTAACGGATAATATAGTAAATCCCCTTCATTAGGTCTTGATAATACATCAATATCGATTGAATTATATTCCTGTACAGAACTTTCCCACCTTCTACTAGAAACTCTGAATACAATTTCGTCAGTAATTCTTAATCCAAATTTACTTATAAACTCATTATTCTCACCAAATCCTTCTACATTTTGAAGTAACATTTCAATTTGAAATTGATTGTTAAATTCAGATCGAATAATATCGTCTAAAACTCCATCAGATATTACCTTGCGTGGTAGATAGTAAATATCTGTTCCATACAATTTTATCTGTTCATCTACAAGATCTTGATAAAGATCTTGCTCTCCAGAAAATCCTTTATGATACTGTGGAAAATAGTGACTTGTTGGCATTTTATCCTATCATGTCTAATGGTGGAACCGCATACTTACTTAATACTTCACCTTCTATTTGTTGGATTTCTAATAAAGCATCTTCATATAACTGCCTTCCATTCATAGTTATACCACCCGGAAGTTGTACATTATTAAACTTAATTAAATTTTGACCCCATTGCTTTTTAATTAATGAAGTTGCATATCTTTTCAAAAACATATCATTGTACATTTCAGTTGCATCGTTTGGATCTAATAAACGATGTGCTTCAACTAAGAGAAAATTACCCTCATCCAAAAACTTTTGATTAATATCAAGATATAATCTATCACGACGCATATTATATCTAAATTGTTGAAAAGATCCGTTGTTCAATATTTGATCCAACGTTTCAAGATAGGACTTAACCATGTAGTAACTAAGGATGTCAATAGATCCAAATTTGTAGATATCATTTAAAAATAATTGATATTCTATGCCAAATAAATTAGATCTAATATTACTACCAGTTATACCAAAAATTTTACTTATTCCAACTACATGAGGTGGAACTGAGATATAATTATTATCTTCAATCCATTGGGTAGAACCTTCAGCAATTGGAGAATTTGTGGTGGTTCCAAATCTTGTAATATCATCAGCAGTTAATTCATAAGCAAGATAGCACCTCTCCATTCCATTATAACAATTTTCTTGAAAAAATTGAATAGCATCATCTACACAATCATCAACTTGCTCATCATCAACATTAATTTCAAGAACAGGAGCACCTAAACGTCTCAAACAATAATCTGTAAATTCAGTTCTACTTGCTGGTTGTGCCATTATTTCAAACTACTTTTTAAGTATTTATGTTAGTAATTATTCTGCATCTAAAGGATCAATAAACATAAATGTTGATCTTAAAGTTTTCTTATATTGTTCGTCTGTGGTAATGTCTGGCACCATGACTGCAACTTCAGAAGGTGGTGTTGGTAATGTTAATGGGAATGAGTCTCCATTTGGCAGATCTCTCAATGCTTGTCTCCAAGTTTTAAAATCTGAAGATAAAGTTAATTCGCATTCAATGCTTTTAATTACTATAACATCAGTTGAATCTAAAATTTCATTTCTAATTTCTCTTACTGAATTATATCTTAAAAGTTGTTGATTGGCATCAAAAGGAACTGTAATTGCATCCCATTCGGATTGAGATAATTGAACAACCCCTGCCTCTGGAGGTTGATCTGTAATATCATAATCGTCAGCAGCAGTACATAAGAAATATGGAACAACACCATCTTCCATTTCATGAATGATAGTTATACCCTCAAAATTTGGTATTTTATACTTATGTCTTTGATCCGAAAAAGTTTGTAGATTGATCGCCCCGATGCCCGTATCTACATGAGTTAAATGAATTTTAATATACATGAGTTTAGTTTAATTTTAATACAAAAAAAGTAGAATTTGTAGTCAATGTAAAATTACTTGAACTAAGACCACTAGCACGTCTAGCCCAAACTGCCACTTGATCATTAGCGTTTAAATCTAACACAATAGAAGAATTTGCCGAACAATCAAGATGATTATCTTGATTGCTATTACCTCTCATATAAGTGTGTCTAACTTCAGTTCCAGTTTTAGTGCCGCCAACAGTAACTTCAAATGAGTAAATAGTTCTTAATGTATTTGTATTTGTAGAATAATTTATATCCAAATTAAATCCAACTAAGTACCTACCAGCAGTTGCTACTTGAATATGATTAGTAGTGACAGTACCAGAACCAAGTGTAAATGATGTTTGATTATCTGTAGTAGTATTTAACCAACTAGTTAATACTCCACCAGTAGTACTAGTAGTCAAAGTTGTTTCCAATAAATTTACCTTATAGCATTCTGTTGTTTCGCCACTAGTATTGGAACTTGAAGGAAAATCTTGCCATGTTGGAGCACTACTAGATCCATTAGAAGTTAAGTATTGACCATTAGATCCTTTTGATCCGTTTCCATCAATGATAGGACCTTGTAAAATTAAATTATCGTTTATGATACTGTTTGGTTTTAATAATGCCATAATCAGGTATATGATTTTACTTTAACTATTGAAATAGAACTTTTTGGAGGATTTAACTCAATATTA